TCACGGGTGTGTTTTGTGGTGTCAATCTTTTCTTCTTCTGACATTATCTAGCCTCCCTTTGAGATATTTTTTGCTTTTGTTTAGCAACTTGCTTTAACCAGTCTTCCTCAGACATATTGTATGGTTTTAGCCCTCTAAGACGTTCTACTTCAGATTTTGAAAAACTTACGCCATTCTTGTTGCCTTGTGTTTTTTGCCGACTTCCTATGGAAGTAGATGCGACTCTTTGCACAGAGGGTCTTTCATCTTTTTTATTGGCTTTTTTTGAAGTACCCAAATCTGGGTATACTTTAAAAACTCTTTGATTCAACTCACCATAATATTCATCAGAATCAGCTTCAAACCCTTCATTAATTAGGTTGAAGTGCGTGAAATAAGCATATTGTGTTGCTTCAGTATTCTTAATGTCTGATTTATCATTATACCAAGGATTTTCCTTTGCCCATTCCAAAGCCTCTGGTGTAGGTTCTGGGGCTTTTTCTTGTATAGGCTGTTGGTATGATTGTTGAGGAATTTGATATTCTTGTGTTTCATGTGATTGTCTGTTTTTTGCTATTCTTAATTTTTCTTTTTGTATTGCCAAGTCACTTTTTAAAGTATCAGCTTTGGACATTAATTCAGCATCACCAGACTCAACAGCTTTCTTATAAAGTTCATCAGCTTGTAATGTTTTTGACTCCACTGATTGTTCTTCTGCTGTTAAAACATTTTGACCTAAAGCACTTGTTTGTTGTCTTAATGCTTGGTTTTCTGCATCTTTCTGTACCAATAATTGTTCAGCAAGAACAGCTCTATCTTCAGCTTCCTTAGCTCTTTGGTTTAATTTATTAACTCGTTTAGATACATTTTTAGTGTATCTGTCTAATTCATCTTCAGGAGTAACAGCTTCTTCAGCTTCTTCAGCTTCTACTGGATCTTCTTGAACTAGAACTTCTATTTCTTCTTGTGTTTCTTTAACTTTTGCTTCTTCAGTCATCATAAACTCACTATATCATCAGGATTAGAAATTGTAGCTATTACCTCATCATCATTTATTATTCTAACTTCTGCACCATCATCTAATTTAAACCTAGCTCCAGCGTATCTTCCGATAAGAACCCAATCTTTCTCTTGACACCAAGGAGCCCCATATTTATCACCACTATAACAAAGAGGACCGCATTTCACCACATAAGCAACCACAGTTGCTAAAGTTTCCTTATCTACTGTCTCTTTAGTTAAATGTATACCTCCTTTTGTTTTGCCCTGTCCACGATAGGGTAAAACTAAAATCTTCCAACCTGTAGGTTGTGGCATTCTCTCTAAAACAGAATCTTCAAGTTTAGTAGGATCTAAAACAACCTCTTCTGGTTCAACATAAGCTGTCGCTAATTCAACTTTTGATTTACTCATTTTCAGTTTTAAAGTAATTTCTTATAAAATCTTGCATATAGTATAATGCTTCTAACTGTCCTTGCAAATATTTATGATGTTCCATATCCACTAAACCGCCACCCATATAAATTTCTTGAACTTGTTGTTCTTTCTTTTTAAGCTCTTTTTGCAACTCTTCTGCTAACTGTATTGGGTCCATTTAATTTCTCACCTTAAACTCTAAGCCTTGTGTGGCAGCACCCCCACCTCGACACTTCATAACTTTCACTGCTCCACCTTTATTCATTCGTGATTTACTTAAAGCAATAGCTACTGCTTGTTTTTGTGGATAACCTTCATTTTTTAACATAGAAATATTGCCAGAAACTGCCTTTTTAGAGTTTCCTCTTTTTAAGGGCATTATTTTTTCTTGCTTTTAGAGCCAGATGGTCTACCCCTTTTTTTCTTAGGGGCTGATTTTTTTACCTCTGGTTTTTTTTCTTCTGCTTTAGTTTCCTTTTTACTTGTAGATTTCTTTTCTACTACAGGCTTAGGATTTGGAACAACACCTCCCTTTTCAATAATTGCCATTTTTTTCGCAATCCTCTCAAGGTTGGCTTGATGAGCTTTAGCTTCTTCTTCTTCTTTAGCTTTAAACTCTGCTGCTTCTCTTGCTCTCTCCAACTTTTTTTCAGCTTTAAGTCTTTTTATAGCCTCTAGTTTATAAGATGTGGTCATTGAATACTCCCATATTTTTGTTCTAATTCAAGTAATTTTAAGTCTGCTTGTTGTTTTAGTCTATCAAAACCTAATTGCAGTTTATCATCTGCTATTATCTTTTGTATATCTAATCTATTTTTTTGCCACTCACCATTCATTATGTTGTTGATATTTTTTTGTTCTTGAGTAGCATCAAATTGTACTTGTTCCATATCCAATTCTTTATCTTTTAATTCAAGTTCCTGTTGTCTTATAGCAACCAATGGGTCGCCTTGATTAGCTTGTCCTATAGAAGATAAGAATGCTTGAGTTAATTCTGCCAGTATAGGTGAACTCAATTCATCCATTATCATTTGAACCTGCTGTTGTATTTGCTGTGCTTCTTCAGGAGAAACTTGTTGCATTTGCATTTGTATCTCAGCAATTCTTTGTTGCATTTCAGGCTCCATCTGTTGTTCTGCAACTTGTGTAGCTAAAAACTGTAAATGTTGCATTACATGGCTAATAATAATTGATTGAAGTTGTGGATTGTCTTGAACCACTTTAGTTAAAAATAAACTTTGGTGAGTTTCTGTATGAGATTCATGGTTCTGAGGTCCAAAAGCCTGTGCTGGTTGTCCTAGCAATAAACCACTATTTTCCAAACCAGCATCTATGGGTTTGGGAGTGGTGTCTGGTGGTGGTTGCAATAAACTTTCTATGTTATCTACACCCAAAGCTCCATACATTCTTTTATAGGCTTCATATATACCCACAGGTCCATGAACATCTGGGGCTGACTGAACCATTTGTAATAACTCTTGTGCCATGGTAATTCTTTGGCTTTGTGAAAATATATTTGGGTCAGACACAGGCACTATATCCACACGCTCATCAAAATCACTCATTTTTATTTCTCTAGGACCTGAGCCTGTTTCATAATCATATTCTGGTGGTAAATAATCAGCAAAAACATCAGCTAAAAGGTTAAATTCTAGTTTTTGAGAATAATGCAAGCGTTTATGTATAGCACTCATGACTTTAGTGCCTCTTTCTAGTAAAGCCACAGTGGTTCCAACAGGCATCGCTTGGTTCATATCACCCACATTCATATCAGAAATAGCAGCAAATCTTTTACCTGATTCAACCAATAAGCCTAATAATTGCATCAATACACTGCTGGGCTCTTTTACTGGTAAGGGAATTAGGTTTTCTTTTAAAGAACCCCCTGTGGTATCAATATCTCTAAATTCACCGGGTTGCAAAGGATCTGCTTCATCACGAATACGCATACCTCTGGCTTTAAACCCAGCTGGTAAATTAGCCAGTGTTCCAGCATCAATGAGTTGTCTCAATATGGATGTAGAAGCCTTAGAAAGCCCTCCTATCATGTGAGAAAGACCCAGACCATAAAAGCCAAGACCAGGTAAGAATTTGTATTGCACAAAGTAATTAATTTTATTTTTATCAGAGTCATTAGGATTATAGTTTCTTCTAATAGCCAAAACTTTATTGGCTTGCTCATCAATAGTTACTATATAAGGAAGTTTTAATCCTGTTGGTTCGTCATCTTGCCCAACATCTTCGTAACCCTTTAAATCCAATATGGTATGAACTTCATAAATAGTTCTGTTTCTTTCTTCAGTATAATTAGGCTCCATCCCTTCAATATCATCTATTTCTTCTTTGACATCATCTCTTTCAGTATAAGAATCTTCTGGTATATCAACGTTTGCATAAAAACCTGAAAGTTGTTGTTTCTTTATCTCATTACGAGACATGCTAATAATGTGAGTTACTCTTTCAGCAGAAAATATATCTGGAGACTCATAAGGAACTACTAAATCTTCTGGTGGTATAAATTTAGAAACAGCTCTTTTTAAAACAAAATCATAATGTATTTTTTTGAAAGCAGAACCAGCCAAGGGCAAGTAAAATAATAATTGGTCTAATTCTGGGTCATATTCTTTCATTACATTCATAATGTAATAGTTCATGAACTCTTGTACTCTTTCTGCTTGTGATTCTGTCTCAGCTGTTCTCATGCCTATTATCTGTGTTTTAACAGGACCTTTTGCTGGTAATAATTCTTTGTATGATTGTGCTTGAAATTGAGTTACAGCTTCAGCCAAGATAGGGTGAATAACACCACTTGAGCCCTCAAATGGTTGTGAACGACTTTCATCAAATTTCATGCCCAAATATTTAAGACCATCTGTGTAAGTTTTTTCCCATTCACTGCGAGATTCTAAATCACCTTTTATAGATCCAATTAAATCAGAGGACAATTTATCTAAGTCATTTTCGTCTAAAAATTCAGCTAAATTTGCAAAAAAGTCTTCTTGCGGTGCTTCTGGTTCAACCAACTCATCATCTAGCAAAATTTCTTTTTCAGTAACAAGAATATTGGCTGCATCTCTAATTTGTTCTTGTCTGGTTTTATCTGGTATTACTTCAACTGATCTTGAAGATTCAATAATATCTGGATTGTCTTCTGTGCCTAATTTCTTTTCTATAACCATAATTATTCCTAGTGTATCACTGTTTCTTTAGTTCTTTCTAATACTTCAAAATCTTCATTTGGATTGCTTATTATATCTACAAGCTCTCCTTCTACTGCTAATCCTTGTAAATTAGCTAAAAATTGTGCTTTTTCAAACGTTTCAGCAACAACATTTGGACCTTCATATTTACTGTCATCCCAAATAAAGCTAGTAATCCATATTTTCATCAATAATAAACTGTTCTGTTCTTTTTGAGTAATTTTACCTCATCCTGATAATCTTCGTGCAAAGATAAAAAACCACCTTGTCTAAAACGCATTAAAGCCATAGTTGCACTATCGCAATAATCATCATAATCACCATAAGGAAAACTCGCCATTTCTTCAACCACTTCTTCTGCAAAAGATTCATCAGGAACCCAAACCATACCAGATTCAAATATGGGGGCAACACTGTTCATTCTGGCTATTTTGTCTTGACCCCTGCTGGGTGTGTATGAGGTAACTGGTATGCCCATTCTTCTTAATTCATGTGTTAGAGGAGTTCCTGATGCCTTTGCTTCTATCAATATGCAGTCAGGTTCCCAATATTTGTATTCATCCCAAGCCAGTCTCTTTAATTCAGGGAAGTCCACACGAACTCTTTTAGCATCCAACAAGATAATATTAGGAGAAGAATCGTCTTCATGCTCAAAAATAGCCCAAGTGGTTATGGCAGAATAGTCAGCAGTTTCTTTTTTGGAAAAAGCAGTATCATAGCTTTGTATAACATAATCATAAGATGGCACTTTTTCTCCATGCCACTTTTTCCACCATTCCCTTTTTACAATAGCCCCTTCTTCAGCTGTAGGATTTTGCATCCATTGAGCATTCCACTTAGACAGCGGTAATGAAGCCTTAACACCTAAAAGTTCTTCTTTTTTCCAATATTCTCCCCACAAAGGGTTTTCAGTTTCAGGCATAAGAGCTGGAAACTCTACTATTTCCCAGTTGTCTGCATAGTCTTCATTTTGTTTTGATAACAACTTCCCCACTAAATCTTTTGTGCTCCATCTTGTCATTACAATAATAATAGTTCCACCAGGCTGTAAACGCTGTCTAGGACCTGATGTATACCATTCATAAGCTGACTCTAGGGCTTTAGGGGATAACGCATCTTGCTCTGAGTGAGGGTCATCAATAATCAATAAATCTGCACCACGACCTGTTATTGCACCCCCTACACCAGCATAAAATGATTCACCCTCTTGGTTGGTTGTCCAACGACCAGCAGATTTGTTGTCTGCTTGTAATTTTAAATCAGGGAAAATATGTTGAAAACTCTCAGAGTCTATTAAATTTCTTACTTTTCTGCCAAATCGAACAGCCAATTCTGCTGTGTGAGTACACTGTATTATCTTTAATTGACCATTTAAACCCATCATCCAAGCTGGTAAATAAGTAGAAGCAAATTCAGACTTTGTATGTCTGGGTGGCAAACATACTATTAATCGTTTTAATTTGCCCTGAGCTATTCTATTAAACTTTTCTGCAATAATTTTATGATGTCTTCCTTCAACGAACTCTGCCCACATATGTTTTATAAATGCCATAAAATCATTTTTACAATATTCTTGTATATCAATCTGCTCATAACGATTTAGCAAAGCTACTGCTTCAGCCTTGTCTTGCTGTGAAAGAATGTCAAAATCTTTTATTGATATATCTTTCATATTTTTATAAACGAGCTGGATAGTTAGATAGTGACAATATTGGTACTACCCAGCTCTAGCCACCAATGGAGGGGTGGCTAGGTTAAGTATAAAACATTCAAGGCAATTACACACCAAGCCATTCCTTGTCTTCAAACAAAAGTGCTTCTGCCCTTCTTCGCCTCATTAAACCTTCTAATACCTTTCCTCCAGCCTTGTTCCAGCGTTTTATTTCAGCTGGCACAGAATTATAATTGCCTTCATTCAGAACTTTTAATAAAGTTGACTCTCTAAGATTAGTTGGTCCCAAGTTATAAACCCAAGAACACAAAGCATCAAACTGACATTGTTTTAAATCAACCTTTACCATGTCATTTATATAACCCTCATATTCTGACAACTCTTCTTCTAGCCACTTTTCAGCTTGCTCTTGTGTGCAAGTGTCACCCATCTTTACATTTTTTGTTCTACCATAAGCAATGGTAGGTATTTTCACTGAATCTAAATATGCTTCAAGCCGACAACCTTCAAATCGTTTAATTAAAGCTATCCCATCTTGCGATATATTCATTTCTAATTAGCCAGAGGATTCTTATTATCTTCTTCTAATGTTCTAACTGCTACTGACAAACCTTCTACTTGTGCTCTTAATATGTTGAGAGATTCTGCATGTGATTTTAAAGAAATATTAACTCCTTCATCTAATGCTTTATTAATATAAGTTACAGAAGTTTCTATACTCGCAAATCTTTCTTCTATATCTTGTTGAGCATTTTCTGTTTCTCCTATACCCCCTATTTCTGCTTCTAAGTTCTCTAAGCGATTAATATATGTTGCCCCAGTAAACCCAAAACCAGCAAGAGTCCCTACGATAGTAACCAATGCTATTATTTGTGTCGTTCTATTTTCAAACCATTCCATTTTTTCTCCTTATATAAATTTACTTTGAATCCATTTAAAAACAGCATATATAGACAACGCATAGGTTGCAAATATAGTTGCAGTTACACCAACATACATAATAGTGGATAAATCCAATGTTAGTAATGTTGCAACAAAATCTAATCCAGCTTCCACATCTCCCATAGGAGCAGTTGGTTCTAGTAAAGCCATGTCCAATTCTTGTTCTTCAAACAACTCGATTAGTTCACTATGTTCTTCTTCTGTGTAACAAACTAATTCTTCTGGACAAATTGATTCAGTCATTTCACCAATCTCTTAATGGATTTTGTTCAAACATCATACCTGTTTCTTCTAAAAATTCTCGTTTCATAGTCGAATTTTTTAGTAATTCTTTGTAAAGTTTACCATTATATTTCATTCCCATGCCTTCTATTTTTTCAATCCAGTAATCTAAGGGCTTGCAATTAACATGCAAAGGCATATTTTCTTCTTTTTGGCTGGCAGTTAAAATTAGATATTTTCCACAGTTTTCCACCAGAGTTGTTAAATATTTGTATTCATACATAGCTGGTATGTGTTCAGCTACTTCTACGCTCCAAACCACATCAAATGGGTGGTGAAAAATTACAGGATTCACACAGCAATTTATTAAAGCTACATTGGCTTGACCATTGATAACTCTGGGATCTACTTCTAAGCCAAATGCTTTCCACCCATGTTTTATAGCTAAAGCAACTTGACCACCTGTGGAACAGCCTACATCCAACAGACTATTGCAGTTTTTTTTACCCAACCATTTAATAGCACCTTTATCAGTGTGGGTTATACCTAAACTACCATCTGCATAAGGTGGTGTGAACCAAGCCATATTTTTCCTTACAAGTTGGGTTGTTGATTAATCATACTATTAATCATATTAATATTGTCACTAGCTAAGCTATAAAAAGCATTTATATTATCACTCATGTCAATATTACCATAAATGGTTTTGTCTTCATACCAAGTCTGTGCTTGAGGTATTTGAACTTCTTTATAAGCATTAAATCCTGGTACATAACCTAAAAAGGCGATCAATGTTGTTTG